ACGATTGCCATTAGCGGTAAGCCGAGTTCCTTCGCCTACATTCAACTGTTGATTATCCGGCGCTTCGCTAAATCGAAATGGCGGCGCATGCGCGAAAGAAACCATAATCGGCACATCACAAATTGCTGCTGGCGATAGATCTTGCATCACTTGCTGGATGTCTTGCGGAACACTTGGGCCATCAGTGAATAAGATAGCAGTAGCCGGATATTGCTCCATATACTGAACATTGTCAGGCTCAGTTAGATAGCGCAGCCCGTGCATTAAATCTTCTGGCGTGGCATTAGACGTATTGACGAAGATGCGAAACAGAATAGCCTTTCGATATTCATCATCATCACGGCCTTTACGCGACTCACCAACGATATACCCGCAACCATCCAATTGAACGCCAATAGCCGTACTAATCCATCGCTCATTTTTTAACTGGTCTGCTACTGCTTCATTATTTGATAGTGGCGAAACCATAGCGCCAGCAAGCGCCTTTACAAGCGGCTTCTCACTAAACTGATTAGTCAGCCTTCCTTGACCGATGGTTACGTAATCCATAGCCATTACAGGCCACTCACCGTAATTCGATCAAGCGCAAAAACAGCATCTTGTGACTTGCTGATTGATATATTGCTTGTCGAATAGGATGGTGTGTCAAGTTCTGATGCCGTAACGCCAGCCGTAATTGTCATATCTCCAATACCTTCTACAGCTACAACGGCAGGCGTTATTAAGCGCCGTAAAGAGGATGCTAAGGGCGAAGTTGAAGATATGCTTGAGGTGCAAGGATACAAGATCACATCACTATTACAGCCGACAATTGAGCCGGGCCATATTATAAAGTTGAAATCAGAGGGTATTGATAACTGGTTCAAGGTTGAAAAGGTCGAACACCAAGGCGATACACACGGCACAGATTGGAAAACAATTTGCAGCGTACGCTTCATTTGAATAGATAAGTGAATAGATAAATGGCTGAAAATAATGATGACTTTATCAGTTCAATCAAAGGGTTAATCAACTCTGAACTCATAGATTTGAATACATCCATTGATGCCCACAAAGCACGTAACAGCACCGGCGTCGTTACGGTATCCAGCCTTGAGAATAACGGCGTTATTGGGCGTTTCTACAAGCTTACGGCTATCTTTATTCAGGTTATAGATTGACAGCGTAGAATTGTTTAGCGTTTCGGTTAAACGCTTCTCGATCTTAAAAGAAAAACGCAGGTCTGTAATCAGGATTCCTTCTTTTCCTGATTGACCTACGATTAGTTCTGCTGTACGGTCGAATAGTGACATAAAAGAAATTATAACATTTTGAAAATATAGCTTGACAGGAAGAATGAAAGAGTTAGAATCTAGCTTATTGGATATGGAGGAATTATGAAAGTTTGCTCAAAATGTAAGGTTGAGAAGGATGAGAGTGAGTTTTATAGGAATAAATATAATAAAGATGGGCTTCATTCTCTATGCAAAGAATGTAAAAATATTTGTAACGCAAGATACATATCTGAAAATCCTGAAAAAGTAAAATCTTCTCATATAAAATGGCGTTCTAAAAATCCAGAAAAAGTTAAATCATTTTATGCAAAATATTATGCCAAACATGCTGAAAAAAGAAAAGAATATTCTTTAAAGTGGTATTTTGAAAACAATGAAAAAGCAAAAGCTAGTAGATCAAGGTATTACGCAGAAAATTCTGAAAAAGAAAGAGATAGAATTGCAAAATGGAGGTCTGAGCATCCTGAAGAAGTAAAATTATATTCAAATAGATACTATAAAAAACTTCCTGATGCATATGTTAAACGATGTATATCAAAAGGCGAAATTCCACACGAACTAATCCCGCAACCCCTAGTAGATTTTCACCGTGAAGTAATCCGCGCTAAGCGGTTTTTAAAGGAGCTACAAAAATGAAGCACATCACAGAAGTTCGTCAAGAAGTAATTGATATTTTGATTAAACTCAAAACCGGAGGAATGGACCCGAAGGTTGCAAGCGAGATGCTTAATGCAGCAGGCAAAATCACGTCAATGTGCAAATTGCAGGTTGCGTACCATGCTCTGCGGAAGGAAGCGCCAGATATGCCGTTTATTGCATCGAACGGCAAATAAACAAAAGCCCCTAACGGGGCTTTTTTTATACCCAATTAGACGACCCGCCATCCCAAATCGTATTCCCACCATCCCAAATAGACTGAGTGCTGCCGCGTGGCGTAATAGGCTTTGGCAAATCGACTACCGTTTCAGGATCGTAATAGTAAAGACCATATTCATTACCAACATCATCATACGTCGGTCTATAGGTCTTTCCTGCCTTATGCAAAAAGAACAATTCACCAGCCATATCAAGTCGCTGAAATCGCTTAACCAACGGCCAATTATTGACCATCTTGATATTAGTTAAAATATCCTCGCCATCACGATATGCAATAGACAAAGACCAATAGCCGAACCGTTCATTCCAAAGCACTCGCAGCGTGTAAGGCACGTTATCAAGCGTCACGTCTAGCGACTGATCGGCGCTGCCTGATAGAAGTGGAATCTCTTGCAGAATCATCCTAGAATCCCCTTTAAAATTCCTTTGCTTTTCTCAACAGGCTTTGGTTCAACTTTACCCGCATCTTTTGGCGGTTCAGTTTTCTTCTGAACATCTGCGCCTGATTTCTTATCAAGCTTCTTGCTAATTCCAGGAGGAACATCAACCGTCTGCGTATCAACTAGGCGGACATTAACAAATTCCATCTTGAATTTAATCGAGTCTCCGACGCCAGCATCACGCGGAAGATTAACAGACTTCAATGCCATGCTCGTATAAATTTTGAACTTGGTATAGACGGTCAGCAAAACTCGATCATCTTTTAGCTTTAGCAGTAAGTCGAAAGCAGTTTGCGTGCGATCATCTCCGCCGCTTAATTCTGCAAGCGCAGTCTCTCCAATAGCGGAATTTGTAATCATTCCTGAAATTGTCAGCTTATCTGGCATAGGCTGAATGTGGTCTGTAATCTGCGACCCAAATTCAACTGGAAACTGCGTTACATCATTAGTCCATTCGTGAGTTTCGTCCTGAGTTACATCAAGATCAAGACTAACTACGTCAGTTTTTACCGACGTAATTGATTTCCCAATGTCGATTAAAATTCCTATGCTCATATCAATATAACGCCATTTGTCGTGATAGATCACCACTATCAGCAGATAGTGCTTGTTCCGTCGCACTACGTGCCGCTGCTGCTGTTTCTGGCGCAGTTCCTGGCGGCAATTCTTGATTGACTGTGATGTTCTTCGTCACCTGTTGATTACTTCCTGTCCCGCCTGCCGATGTTGCAGCGCCAGCAACTTTAGATGCTGACACATTAACATTCCCGCCGAAGCCGAAAAACTCCTTCAATCCGCCGAATGCTTCTGCGATTTTGTCTTTAAATCTAAGCATTAACGCCATAACGGCTAGGATTGCAGCCGTAATAAGCATTGGGCCGCTAAGTGCAGCAAGCCATGCGATGGTAAATCCAATCGCCAGCATACCAAGGACAAGAACCAATGATTCTAATATTCCTTTCATGATGCTTGCGGCCATGCTTCCGCTATTCATCCACTCAACAAAATCACCAAGAACTGACTCGCCGCCAGTGAAAAATTGGTACACGTCTTCAAGCACTAGGCCAAGAATCAAAAGCACTGCAAACAAAGCGCCACCAGCCGTGAAGATAGCCATTATTCCACCCACTACGGCACTAATCACAGCAGGGCCAAAGGCCACTAATAGCGTAATGCCAAACAGTTTAATAACCTGAGTCGCACCTCCGAAAAAATCAACAAACTTTTCTAAAGCAGCTTCTGCCTTATTCATTCCAACAAGAATAAAATCAGCAATTTTTGTTACTGTTCCGCTTTTCCTGTTTAGACGATTGATAAACGAATCCCATTTATTCCCAACAATTGTCACTGCTTGCCCAATTGTCATTGGGATAGACATCATCTGCTTATTAATAACAGGAGCTAGATTTTTAAATGCAAAAGCAAGTTTTTTAGCGGTTAATTGACCACTGCTAGACATCTTAAATAAATCACCCGCGTCTTTTGCTCCAAGCTGTTCGGCAAGTTTTGTTTTAAGATCGGTACTCATTGTTTCCATGAATGATCTAAACTCATCACCATCTAGCTTTCCTTTTTGGAAAGCTTGAGATAACTGAAGAACTGCCGAACTAGCTTCAACAGCGTTGGCTCCACCAACCACCAACGCATTACTGATTGCGTCAGTAACTTGCAAAACATCATCTTGCGTAGTGAGATAATCCTTTGTTGCTCCTGCAAGTCTTACGTATAGTGTTCCATATGCCTCAATGCTTGATCGTGAGTCACTTGCTTTCCTTGCGATAATATCAAACGCATCACCAGCCGCTCCAACAGTCTGTGGCAACATACCAACACGAGCCTCAAGTGATTGCATTGTGTCGGCAGTAGTGGCGATAGATTTGAGTGCAGATAGCCCAAGAAACGCACCGAACATATTACGGAACGAGTTAGCTGCATTCTCAGCCGATGACTTGATGTTATTTACACCGGATTCGTACTTCTTCAAGTTTCCGTCATTAACGGCGAACCCAAGACGCGTGACCAGTTCACGTACAATCATTACTTAATCCTCATAAAAAAGCCGGTCATTTCTTCCCGGCTTTCTTTTCGCTTATATATTGTGAATATTGCTCATAAGCGCCTGACATATCAAGCAGGGCATTCAGTTTCATAATATGATCAATGGTAACAGTTCCATCTAACACACCTTCTAAAGTGCATTTCCCTGCTAAAATCGGTCTCCATACTCTAAACTCGTCCTGCAAACTTTTAGATAGATCACCTACCCTAGAATAATCTACTTCTTCTCCTGATGGGTGCCACCGTTGCTGCCAAAGCGGGCCATCAGCTGCGTAAAAAAATTCCCGAAGTTAAACTTCAGCACCTCATAGATCAACGTGTAAAAATCAGCCAGTCCGTCAGCATCTTGGAACACTTTATCAATTGCCTGTGCCGAATCGATCTTGCAGTTATCCGTAATGCTTGCTACTTGCGAAAGCTTAAACATGGGAAGAACAATTTCATTCATCACGCTATCATCAAGCTTCTCAGAAATAATCTGAAATGCCGCGCTAACATCCATATTCATTACATCTACTTTGGCCTTACCATCTCCAGCAAGTTCGCCAATAACAGGCAATACAAGCTTTTGCAACTTGAGAATAATTCCATTTGCTGCAAATGCCGCAATCTTGCTTGCTGAGTATTCTTTATCTCCGATAAAGATTGGTTCTCGTTGTGCCATTTATTTCTCCGTGATGGTTATAAATTTACAGCAATCATTAATACCATTAAAACAACTCCAGTTACAGCATATTTAAAACTATTCTTTTCTTCTTGCTCAAGAAATTTTTGGTTTTTATATTTTTCTATCATTTTGTAATCCGTGATGGTTAAAACAAACCTGTTACAAAATCAAATACTGAATTATTCTTAGCGCCACCAAATACAATATCCAATTCAGCGCAATCAAACACCCACTTGTTATCCGAAACCTCTTTACCTTTTGCAAGGTCTGGAGTTGTCTTGAGCCAAGCCTTTGAAGATTGTGCAACTGTGCGTCCTGACAAGTCAGCAATCGAAATTGGATAAACACCAAGATACCCGAAGTCAGGATTAAATACATTCAATTCATCATTCGCCTTACTAGCAGATGATAATGTAAATTCAATTGTTCCAGACTTTGAAAGCGTTTTAACGCGCCCTACTTCTCCGTCAATACCTTTTACCTTCGTGTATCTGTCTTCGTCATACTTAGCAAGCAGAAAGTCACCATCTGCAAAACCATGAAGTATGACGTTATCAATCGTAATAATTACTTTTGATGCGTCATACGTCCCTTGAAAGTTTCCGAAGAAGTCGGCCATTTAAACTTACGAATTACCGCCGAAGTTAAGCGTCAAGTCAGCACATTGCATCGTCCAAGTGCGGTCGCCAATTTCCTTACCCTTGACCATATCAGGAGTAGTCTTAATCCAACCATTCGAGCATGCAGCCATATCACGCCCTGACAGGTCAGCCACAGCAATCGGAATCGGGTTATCAATACCGCCAATCTGTCCGAGATTAAACAGCGCGCTCAGTTCGTCATTAGCAAAAGACGATCCAGAAAGCACAATTTCAATCGTGCCCATTCGGCTGGCGTTCTTGCTTCGTGCGACCTCACCATCTGCACCAGCCTTAGACATATAACGGTCTTCATCGTATTTAGCGGTAATAAAATCGCCATCCGTAAAGCCAGTGAGGATAACCCCGCCGACCGTTACGATTACTTTTTCTGCGGCGTATGTGCCTTGAAAATCACCTGCTGGCATGCTTTATTCTCCTGTTAATTAAGCGTCAAGGCTATAAGCCAGAGCGCCACTGATGTCAGCGACATGGATAGCGCCAGCGATACGGGCGTTAAATTTCAAGTAAGCAATGCGGCTAGCCTTGGTAACGTCATCAACTTCACTCGAAAGAGGAATAGTGACGTTAAACCCTGGAACCTTATTGCCTTCTGCATCCACTTCGTCAGGAGCGATACCGCCAACAGCCTGGCCCGTGCGAAGCGACTTTTTAAGGTTGTTACCAAGCATCTGCAAGCCGCCGTCCGTATAAGGCACCTTGTCGCGGTTAATCATCAGCATGACCATATTCGTCTGAATCAGGTCTTTGAGGTAATCCCTGAAGCGGATGATGTCAATCCACTCACCGGCAGCAACCTTACCTGGGCCAGTAAGCGCAAGGCTTGGCTGATAATATTCAAACGTATTTCCGTTCTTTCCAAGGATCACAGTTCGTTGTGTAGCGGTCAGCTTATCTGGAGTGACGCTCGACAAACGCTTGAGCGCCCAAGTCTCGCCGCCTGGAGCGATAGTCAGAACACGCGAAGTCCATGCCACATCAGGAAACTCCGAACCAGCAGCGCCTTGATATGCCCATGCGGTACGGTAGTATTGGCTATTCTTTAGCAGATAGCCGGTATCCGTAATCGAACCAATATCATAAGCAGCGGGTTCTGCATTGGCCGTGAAGAACATCTTTTCTTGCGTTTCAGTCCATTCGGCAGCAGCTAGAACGCGTGCTTGAGTGCGCTCAGTCATATGAAGCGCGTACCATGCGTTATTCTCAAGAGCAATTGCGCCGAGGTCAGCACCGACAATTCCAACTGTTGCGCTCGGAACAATAGCGTCCCATTGAACTTTAACGAACTTGGTAACTGGAACCACTGAGCCAGTAAAAACCAGCCCAACATTAGTAGCCGTTGCAGTTGCCGTGATACCGATTGCAGCGGTATTGATTGCGGCAGCAAGCTGAGTGCAAATCGTTGCGACGGTAGGAGAGGCAACAGCCGTGACGCTTACAACAGTAGCGGTAGGAGTCGTTCCAAACGTCACGCTATACACAGCCAGCCCAGTTACTTCTGCCGGGGCGATAGCCACGCTTGCAACGCTAAGACGGCCTACGCGAACAGTGTTAGGGTGCGGAATCTGTGCAAAGGCATCAGACAGCGCAGTTTGCACAGCGGGAGGAAGGTTATCTGGATTCGTTGAGTCATATCGCGTATAACTACGCACACGTTCAGAGAACGAAGCCAGCGGGGAAGCAATGAGAGGAATTCCAAAATTAGCACGCTCGACGGCAGCAGTATTGAGCGCGATAGAGACATTTACGATGTCATCAAGCGTTGCCATAGGTTATAGTCCTGAAAAGTGTTTATAAACAAAACCTATTATAATTTTTTGGCTATATAGCTAAAAAGAATTGACTTTGTGATATGGGTGGATTATTGTTTAGTTTTAGGAGATAAAAATGAGCGACCATTCAGAAGAAATTAAATTCATGATTGATCGTGATGGAATTGAACTTGGTATTGAATATGCTAAGCAATGTTTATTTGTTTTTAGAAAAGCTGCGAGAGATAGGACACACTTTGCTCATTGCAAACCATTTCGTGAGCATTTTGTTAGATCAATTATTTATACCAAAAAGTTTTTAAAGGATTATTATAATGGACAAACAACTAGCCCTTGACCTAATCAAGCTACTCTCAGCACTCGAATCATGGTCGTTTAGTTCTTCAACCAAACTGCCTGATTATTTGATTGAGCGTTTGGATATTAATATTGAAAAACTTGCTAAAGAGGTTTTGAAATGACCGACCGTGAATTATTGGAGTTGGCTGCTAAGGCGGCTGGAATAAAAAACTGGTGGGATGGTGACTGTAGTATCAGATCAGTTGGATCGACATACTGGAATCCGCTCGAATCAGATGGCGATGCGTTTCGGCTGGCGGTGAAGTGTGAGATAACTATATACACTCCTCAACCGAGAACAATGCAATACGATATTGCTTGCGCTCAGAATTTTGATGGCGAGATTGATTGTTGTGAAAAAGGCAACATAGACCCGTGCGCCGCAACCCGCCGCGCAATCGTGCGCGCAGCCGCTTCTATCGGATAACAGATGAAATGAAGATCACGCACTACGGATTAGACGCGCCGTGTAAAGGCTTGTATAAGCAATACGCAATCATAGCAAGAGAATCTGCTAAGAATGGCTATATGCCGATTCTGTACCTTCAGCGTCCGAAATGGATTAAGGATGATGATGTATGGAAAAAAATAGCCGAAAGCGTAATGCTTCGGCTACCTAAAGACTTTGAAGTCAAGTGATCAAGGCATCGGATCAATCAAAATAGTCCAATCCCCGGAGTCTGTATCTACTGACGAAACGGTAGATTCAGCCTCTACGCTTACTTGTTCAATCAGTCCAACCGTATCTGTCTGCGTCAATTTCACTCGCATAAAAATATCCAATGCAGCACGCTTCTCAATGATCGTCTTGTCCAGTAGCGCAGAAATATCAGTAACCGATCCTACATCATAAACGGCAATCTTCTTCGCCATGAACTTGTCGATTGTAGTGGTCAATTGCAACTTGTCTGCTACGTTTTGAAGTAACTCAGTAACGCTATTTGCATCATAAGCTTGATGCCGCTGCATGGACAGTGTAAATTCCCTATCCCCTTTAACAGTCTCCACGCCTGACGCATTAGGCGCGCTATGCCAGTCCATATTTACTTTGCGACGGCTGCTAATCTTCATCGCCGTAAATGGCAGCGCTGGCAACGTCTTTGATTGATCCATCCATATCAAAGTGCCTCCTACAAGCGGCTGCATCAGTGCGTAAATATCAGTTTCTAAGCTCACAGCGGCCCAATCCTATGCGTACTCCACGTTACGCCTGCCGCACTAGGCAAAGGCGCAGCAGCGGCATATCCAATAACTCCGCAATTCTTTGTCACATCCGTGCATGTCTGCATCAGCCTGACGCGAGTGTTTGCGACTGTAACTGGGTAGATTAATGAGAGAGCAAAAAACTGTCTCTGGTTAGCCACTGATCCATCTAGCGTTGTAGTGCGCAGTCCAGCTAAAACATTGGTAAATGATCCTGAAGGCACCTTTACTTGAGTGTGCAAATTCCAATCTACTGTCGCTCCTGCTGTTTTTCTCACAACATGAACAGAAATATCAACGTGATACCAACCAGTTGTTTTATAAATCAATTCGTTATTAATAGAATCAAACTCAAGTGCTGACAAGTCAGCAGGATTTACATACGTCACTTGATTAAGCTGAATGACTTGTGGAGTATTATTAACTGAACAAGGCTGGAATAATTCAGCAGATTCATTTACGCTAGCCAGTCTAATTGACCGAACTAATTGCAAATCCAGAATCTCAGCCTTTGCTGCCGTGAAATTATCACGCACTGACTGCGTTGTTGGGCTTCCTGCTACTGGCTTGGTGGCATCAATTGCGCTGCTCATATTGGTTCCTTAATTGCATAATATCGGTAGTGATTAATAACGCACATCTGGCGCACTGACTTTGCGGAAACTTCGTAATCTTCTCCAAGCCAAACAATTCTGTCCGGGCTTTGTCCTGATCCTTGATCGCCTTGGCTGTGCAAACTGGTATCCGTATAAGCCTTCACCATATCAGACGCTCTACGGCCTTCAGGGACGGCTACTAGGTCTATATCTGATAGCGGCTGAATGCTTGCTTGAATGGTAAAAGTGGTTTCTGACCCTTCAACGAAAACGCCATCCACATAAGCGCCTGGGATGGTTCGTTTAACAGTGAATGGTTTTCTGACGCTCATTTTTTACCTTGTACAATGTAGTGGATACTGTTTCGCATTGCGCCTGTATCAATCAGCGTCTTACTTGATTTCTTTCTTGCAATAGTTGCAGGCTTATTTGCTGGCGACATATTAGAACTAATCTTTGCCTTTACTCTGCTTTGATGCTTCATTCCAATCGTTGCAAGTCCATTGCGCACAGTGGTTTTACCATCAGCAACAAGACCGGCTTGCGTATTCATATCTGCACTAATTGCATTCACATTTTCATCAAACGAACTGCGCATAAACGGGCGACTTGGAATTCCTTTATTCGTTCCGTATTCGTTACATGCACCGTAAAACGCTATACTCTCGCCTTCACTGAATTTATCCGAGTGAATGCCAACCGTTACTTCAACCGTTCGCGCAATCTCAAGCTGACGAATAAACGCCTTCAACCCTAGATCGCGGTCAACAACGTTAGCCAATGTCGTAACCTTGCGGAATAGTCATACCGTAGCGCGTCATAATGCAGCCGCCTGAAAACTGAAGGCTTAACTTGTCCAAGGCTTGAAGGTAAATGTCTTTCGACACGGCGCTTCCGTTTGGCTTTCCGAACGACCGCTGCAAGTCGCCTTCCTTCTCCATCGTCACGTCAAGTCCGCTAGAGTCGCCACTTGTCGATTGCTTTTGCTGATACATAAGACTAGCAGCCTGATACACCAATGCCAGCCCGCGAGTCTCTACACTGTATTGCATAGGGTCGATAAACAACGGCGCTAGATCAAGGAATGACTGCACCACTTCATCAGACGAAGCAGCGAATTCTGGCGCGAGTAGTCTAAATGTCTCTAGCTGAGTTGCCATATATTGTAATCCGACTCGATAATGTACTGATTATAACCGCTATTTATATTAGCTAAGTTGTATTGCGATTCGATGCTTTCGTATTGATAAATACTATCAATATTTAGAATTGTATAGCTTGGATCAATAATTCCTTTTATCTTGGCGTACAAAACAGCATCGTTGCCATTGATTGAATACGACCCATGCAATGCGGTAATTTGTTTTACTTTAGCAAGCGATGCGGCCTTTCCGCTGACTGAATACGCTCCGACAGCGCACGCTATACGTCGAGAGGCTGAAGTGATTGCAGACTTGCCTGATACTGAGTACGCGCCAGATGAAGCGGCTAGTTTTCTATTTAATGAAAATGATGCGCTTTTGCCTGATAGCGAATAAGCGCCAGTCGCCGCATTTATCAATCTTGATGCGCGAGTAAAGGCGCTTACCCCAGCTACAGAATAAGCGCCTGTGTCGCAAGCGAGCGAATAAGATACAGAAACGCCGCTAGATACGAATAAAAGACCGTACCAGTGGGCGAGCATTACTCAACCTCTATAGCAGGCTCAATTAATTCATTAACTGTATAAACAACTCCGTTTTCAGACTCATAAGACGTTGCTTGCCACACTGCACCGTCTCCGTCTAGGTAATAAACATCGCCTGTCTTGATGTCCATTAATAAGCCCTCAACAAAATGTATCCAGCCACAACAGTAACGCCAGCAGTTGAAACTTTCGCCCTAACAAAAGCAGGCGATACGTTATTAACCGTATAGCTGACCGTCGCGCTAGCTGAAGCAGTTAAAGGCGATCCAATGGCGTACCACAATAAATTGTCCTCAGAACCTTCAATCTGTAGCGCTGGAGGCGTCGCAGCAGTTCCAAGATTTATTAAAATCTGTACGTTATCTATTCCCTTGACATCAAGAGACGCAGTTACTGCGTTAAGAGTGGTAAGAGATATTGACCTGTCAATAAGTTGAGAATACTGCGAGCATGAGCATTGGCGCTGAAGTCGATTAATTGATCGCGTGAAGCTCGGTGTCGTGCCCGTAATCGTTTGAACGTATCTAACCCTATTCCCGCGAAGTTTAAGCGTAGGAGACCTATATACACCTGTCGCCGTAATTCTTGGGAAGTGATAAATATCCATCCAGTTGGTTCCGCTATCATCAGACTCTTGTGCAACAATATCTAACGTAGGTGACGTGCCAGAAACAGCAGTAACAGGAACAACCAAGCTATATGAAACGCCTGCCGATGGTGTAATTGCAGAGGTAGTTGTCGTTGTTGTGATGGCAGCACTGGCGACATCCGCTACCAGCAGTGGAATTGCTAAAGTCGCACCTCCAACATTGGCCGTAACTGTTCCGCTAATAGGCTGAGTACCAGTAACCTGAACAGCAGGGATAGGTTCTGTAGCATAAGCTCCTGGCTTTAGTATGTAAGCAGCAGTCCCGCTTGTGTGTGAAGTTGCTCGAACTCGGAAGTAACCGTAATCGCCAACATTCACATGCCACATATAGACAGGCGTTGCCGTCATCGTGCCCGTAGTTGTTTCTACCGTGTTAGCATTTGAACGAACAGCCTGGACAGAATACCAATTTCCATCTGTTCCTGTAGTTGAGTTATTAGAGCATTCAAAAGTCGAGTTATGCCCAACGAGCGATGTAGCGACCATCGAAACTGCGATATTCCCGAACCGCCCGCATTTAATACTAACGTTCTGACCGTTTGCTGTGATGCTTCCTGAAGAAACATCAACGGACGCCGGTTGAGTTGCAACCTTTAATCGCTGATTTTCATCCAAGCTGATATAACCGAAGTCTCCATCCTGAACCATCGCTGAAGAATCAGAATCGCGTCGCTTCGCAAGAATAACGAAGCCGCCATGACCATCAGTTGCTACCTCGTCATGTTGGCTGATTGCAGTTGCTAGTTCATTTACGGCTGTAAGCACTGATGCAAGCGTTACTTCACCTGCTGGTGTGATGTCATTGCCAGATGGGTCTGTCAGGATATTGCGCGGGTGAAGTATTCCAGAAACATCCTTTGCGGCAAGCGATATATTGGCATCATCGCGGTCTTTTGTTAGGATATTATCAGGCATATCAGCTAACCGTGAAAACGCCGTTAGAACCGTCTAGCGTCACGTCAAACTTATCACCGTTCGCGCCACTCAACGTAATTGCAGAACCGTAATCCCAATAGCCAATAGGAGCGCCCTGCGTGCTATCCCAAAGGACAGCATACCTGAATGGGCCAATGCCAGCGCCAGACGCCACCCATTGCGCAGGTGAGCTAAGAACAAGCTTATACACGCCTGCCGTTTGGCTTGCACTAACGAGTGCAGCAGCGCTTCCTCCTGCGGTATAGCCGTTACCTGTTGCGAGGTCATCAGTTCCAGCAATAAATGACGTTTTCGCAACAGGATCAGAATTAGATAAAGCGACTTTCCAAGAATCAGTTTGTGCGTTGATAGCCTCAAGCAGTGGCTCGATGCCAGCAGTGCATTTAACGTATGTTGCCATTTACGATCCTTTTAAAGTCGCTTTTTTGTTACTCAGATTTGGCAGGACGGCCCGGCTTTTTCTTTTCTTCGGCTTCCACTTCTTCCACAATAACCAGATCGGGATTGTAGCCAATATCGGCAACCGTTGCCTCTACCGTTTCAGTTGCGCCGGGAGCAATCATCTTGCCCATAACCCACCAGCCGCGTGCAGAAATGTTTTTGACTTGCATGTTATTCTCCGTGATGTACGTCATATTGACGCTCATACATTATAAGTTTATTTCGTGATAGTTAAAAAAGCAGTTGCAAACATCAGTATGTTGCGATAACATGATGTTCATGAGTACAAAACAACCAGAATTATTTTACGTTTATGTCCATCGCCGCGCAGATGATGGCAGGGTGTTTTATATCGGTAAAGGGAATAGATATAGAGCGTGGCATACTGGATCAATGCGTAGCGAATATTGGAATAGGATTGTTGCAAAACATGGAAGAACTGTGCATATTGCAGCTTCTGGATTAACAAATAAACAAGCCATAGATATTGAAATAGACTTTATCAAGCACTACGGAAGGGAGAATTTATGCAACATGACGGATGGAGGTGAGGGAATAACAGGAAGAAAGCATTCTGAAGCAACAAAAATGAAAATATCAGCCGGCAATAAAGGAAAGCCAAAACCATGGGCTAAAGGAGAAAAAAACCATATGCATAGTCCTGAGTCAAAGGCTAAAGTATCTGCTGCCCTAAAAGGAAGAAAAGCGCCTTGGGCTGCTGGAACAGCAAGAAAACAAGAAGTGAGAGATAAAATATCAGCGTCAAAAAAAGGAGTTAAAAATCCAAAGATTGCAGGAGAAAATCACTTTAAATCGAAAAAAGTTTTATGCGTTGAAACTGGTGTTGTATTTGGAAGTGGCATGGACGCGGTTAGATGGTTGAGAGAGATAGGGTTTGAGTTTGCACATAGTAGCTATATCAGCCGAGTTTGTATCGGAAAACTAAAGACAACATGCGGTTATACTTGGAAGTTTGTAGAATAAAAAACGGCCCCGAAGGGCCGTTAGTGCTACATCTTCACCATCACGAGAAGATCAAATCGAATCGGCTTTTGCAAAAGCCAATGGGTATTCCACTGTCAACCCCCCGAAACGCGATTCACACGGCACAACAAACTCCAAGTTACGCTGCTGAGGCGCGTGCTGAAGAAATAGCATGGAGATATTGAGTTGATAGTTATCAATCGAATTGTCAGCCGCCACCATAATGTCATTCGCACCAGCCGCGCCGCCATTTGCCGTCGAAGCAAGCTCAAGAATCGGCTTGACAACGCTAACAAACGGATTGGCTTTCAGGAAGCACTCAAGGATCGTCATCGGAGAAACGGTCTTGTCGTAAGGCGTAGCCGAGATGTAGGTGTATTGAGCCAGAGGCATCCACAGTTCATTTGGCTTATGCACACCCTTCGACTGCGTAACGACCTGATTGACAATGCCGTTCATGTCGCGCAGGATCAGTTCGCCGATCTTGGTACTCCACAGCTTGCTAGTGCCCGTACCATCAGCAGGAACCGTATAGCCCGGAATGTTCGAGTTCGACAAGAAACCCGGCAGATTCGAAACCGTATCGCCAGTCCATGCCAGTTTGTTGATCAGTTCGTCATGAGCGCGACGTGCAGCGGCTTGTCGCTTGGTTTCAAGCGGAACACCGGCATACATCGCATGGCGAATCTCTTGCACGTTGTAACCGTAGGAGTCACCGATACCCTTGATAGGGCTGGTAAATTCCTTAGCGGTCACGTCAGCACGCGGCAGGTCATCAGCGTAGGAAGCGATGATCTTAGCAGCGCCGACTTGATCGTACTGGCGATAGGTGATCGTGTTAGCACCGGCGGGAAGCGAGGTATCAACCGGGAACAGCGTCATGGCCGACATCGCGGCGCGCTTGATGTCATACGCTTTCGGGCGAATGTATTCAAGTTGGCGGGCGAAGAAAACCGATTCGTTAGCGTCAAGACGGCCCGTAGCTTCGATAGCGCGGAGGTCTTGTGCGTCGTAGTGCATTTGTTCAGTGGTCATTATTTGATCTCCACAAGGGCCAGTGCAGAACCGCTAGTAGCGGTAACAAAACGGGCCGAGAATTGCGTAAAGGCTTCGATACCTGCTGCGACAGCTTCGTCAGTGAAAAGACCACTCGACAGTTTCAGGTTAGCGACAGCGCCAGCCACAACCGCATCATCAGTCATAACCCAGATGCGGCCATCCTTGAGAACAGGCACCGTATCGTATTGGGCATAAGCAGCAACGCCTGCCGAGGTTTGCTCGACAACCATGCTGGCAACCGAGATGCCGACAGCCAAAGCAGCTTGACCAACGGAAGTGGTCAGCACTTTAACTTGTCGCTCTTTGTTAGTGCCGAGTTGAACAGGGACACCGAAGCCGATAGCGGCTTCAGCCGAATAGGACATCTTGTCAGTGAATTGAGTATCGGCCAACATGCCGACAGTTGCGGCTGCGCCATACATCGTAACGCTAGTTTGCGACATTATTTTTGCTCCTTGTGAAGATTAGCCAGCGCGTCCAGATAGGTGCGATGAGCATCCTTGCTGGTGGCGTGTTTGGCGTTCGGGTCGATAGTCAGCGCATCCTTGCGTTGCGATGCCATTGCAGCATCAGGAGCGGCCTCGACAGCCATATCGAATGCTGCGTCGATGTACAGATCAGCTTTGCCTTCAATAACGGCATCCTTGCGCACGGCAAGAATCACGGCCTCTTTGACTTCGCGGTCTGTCTTTTCTTTGCAGTCTATCTTGAACTTACCGGCAACGCTTTCGAGTTGGGCGCGGGCAACTGCATCAGCACGGCCTTGCTCTTTAGCTTTTGCCAATTCGTCCGGCATAGCGTCACACTTGTCTTTCAGAGTATCGCGTTCTGCTTCGAGTTTAGGAATATTCTTGAGTTGTTCTGCAAATCCCGCTGCATCAGCACGGAGCTTGTTTAGCTCTGCCGAAACTTCGGGAGCCGCATCATACTCAAGCCCTGAGTCAAGTTTAACTTTGACCATGCTCATAGTTTGTTGCTCCTGCTGGTTGATGAAAACTTCTTCGTTGGAATCCATATTCAAGCGGGCCACGCCTGCGCGGCCACGCTTAACTACAGACAGATGATTTACGTTTATATTGCGTTGAATGGCATCGTACTTGCCAAACACGGGATGTTCGCCAGGCGTTTCGTCCAGAATAGCTGTGTAGCCAAGAGACAACTCTCGCCGGTCTCCAATTGCGTCTGGAGAGTGGATAACAATGTCAGGCCGCACAAAATCCCCATCTTGGCGACCTTCGGAAAGAATCGTGCCAACAGTGACGCGGTGCGCGTCTTTGCTTGTCACCTTGCCAGACCCGGGGTGATCAACTGTGATCGGCTTCCCGCGCATTGACGCTAGGCTGTCGGCGTTGAATACATCTTCCGGCAAGCGGAGTTCGCGGCGGATATTGCCCGCTGCGTCGTGATACTCCTGAATTCCAATCCGCGCAACAATAGGAGAATCGACAAGAAACCCTTCATCGGTCTTTGTCGCCTTAAAACTTGAATAATCATATCGTTGCACTTCAGTCATATGCTAATTTTATCTAATTAATTGAATAGTTATAATTTTATTGACTTACTCCATATAAACAATAAAATGAATATCCGTCTTCACTTATGACTGGACGGAATATGCAAACCCACGGCGAATACGCAGCAGAATATCCTGGTATCTACTGGCCTTCGTATCCAATTATTGAACAGATAGAAGCCTACGCCAATCAACAAGACTGGACGCCAATACCTACCGCTAAACGCAGGCCGAGACTGAGCAAGAACGATTTACGCCGGGATAAATGCAAGGCGCGATATAAGGCGCAATTTGCCAACAACAAATTATCGCCAGAGCATCTAATGAAAGCGTTCAGAATCCAGCGTCAGAGCGTCATGCTGAAGATGCGTGAATACCTTGAATTAGGATATATTCGACAAACTGAAAATAAATGTTACGAATGGGTAGAAAAAGACTTGACAGATAAAGTTTAGTTGTTAGAATGATCTTGTCGTAACAAATAACCGTCATGGAGAATTAAAAATGAAATT